GCCCTCACGCAGGACATGCTCGACGACCTGCTGCGGGCCTGCCCGGGCGCCAACGCCCTGTTGTGCGGTGACGGCGGTCAGCAGCTGATGACCAAGCTGCTGCGCGGCGACAGCCAGGTGAACACCACGGTCGACGCCTTCGGTCGTCAGGTCACAACCTACGCCAACGTGCCGATCCTCAACGTCGGCGAGGACGAGGCCTACAACCAGATCCTCGACTTTGACGAGGACCCGGGTGATGCCGTGGCCGATACGACCTCGATCTACGCCGTGCGCATGGGCAACGCGGCCGCCGAGCAGGACTTCTTCGGCATCCAGACCGAGGACGGCATGATGGTCCGCGACCTGGGCGAGCTCGACAGCAAGCCTGCCATGCGCACCCGCGTGGAGTGGGACATCAGCATGGTGCTGGCCAGTCGCGATTGCGCGGCTCGTCTGCGCGGCATCACCAACGCCATCGCTTGATGGGCCAACCAGGACACAAGGAGACCAGATATGGCAATCCCTGACTACGTACAACGCCGCCGCGACGGCTTCGATGTCGACGCCCTGCTGACCGACAGCGAAGGCGCCACCCTCACGACCAGCGGCAACACCACGACAGCGGTCGAAGTCGGCGTAGGCGCCGAGTTTGAAGTCGTTGTCGACGCCGACACGATCACCGGCACCAGCCCGACGATGGACATCGCCATCCAGGGCGCCACCGATGCCGCCTTCACGACCCCGGTCGAGATCGCGTCGTTCCCGCAGATCGACGACAGCGTGGATCCGATCCAGCACCGCATGGCGTTCAAGAGTGAACACGAGTTCATTCGCGCCGCCTGGACGCTGGCCGGCACCACGCCGTCGTTCGCGACCACGATCAGCCTGCGCAACTAAAGCGGGCAGCCTCCGCGGCTGGATCTAGAGCCGGCCGCGGGGGTGATCTTTTACCTGGAGAAAAGCCACCATGCCAACGCCCAAGAAAACCCCCGCCAGGAGCGGTCAAGCAACGGGGCAGCCCGCCAAGGACTACCCCGACCTGAGCGCCGGTGAAGGCGCCAATGAGGCACCAGATGGTGCCCAGGCAACCGCAGCCGGTGCCGACGATGACCAGGCAGGCAAGCCTGTGTTGGACCTCAAGCGGCCTTACAACATGATCTGGCACGACGGGCTCAAGCAGTACTACCAGGATGGCAAAATTTTCGATCGCGGCAGCAAGCAATACCTGTGCGACGCATGAGGGCGACCATAGATGGCCATCGATACGACCCCCGGAGGCGCTAGTGCCGATGGGTATGTAAGCGAAGCGGACGCCGACGCGTACCACACCGACCGTGTCGACAACGACGCGTGGGACACCGCCACAACGCTGCAGAAAGAGACCGCCATCAAGAACGCCACGCGCCTGCTCGATCTGCTCCAGTGGAAGGGCAGCAAGTACTTCGAGGACGGCGCCCTGCGCTGGCCCCGCGAAGGGGTCTATGACCTGGACGGCATCATGCTCGCCGTCGACACCATCCCCACCTTCCTGGAGAACGCCACCGCCGAGTACGCCTTCGTGCTGCTGCGCGACGGTGACGTGACCGCCGCCCCCGGCAGCGCCGGCCTGGAGAAGCTGAAGGTCGATGTCATCGAGCTCGAGTTTGACACCGAGCGCAACAACCCGACCCAGAAAAGCCAGGGCACGCCCGACAGCGTGCTGGCCATCATCCAGCCCTACCTGGCGAGCAGCGCGTTCGCCATGCGCGTGGTCCGCACCTGATGGGCCTGCGCGAAACCCTGCAAGCCGGGGTCAACACCGCCTTCGCCACGGTCGACAATCTCAAGGAGGCGATCACCATTCGCGAGCAGACCGCCGGCAGCTACAACGAGGCCACCGGTGCGGTCACCCGCACGACGACCGACCACGTCGTCAACGCGGTCATCGTCTCGCCCAAGCGCATGGATTTGGAGAACCCGGTGGTGCGCATCACCGATACGGTGGCGCTGTGGAACCCGCAGGACGTTCCCGCCCTGGACCCCCAGACGGGCATGAGCGTCCTGCGCGGGACCGACGAGTACACCATCGTTTATGTGAGCGCGGTGGGCCCGGCCGACGGTGGCCCGGCGCTGCTGTGGAAAATGTTCCTGCGCCGCCCGAGCGCGGAGGCCGCCTGATGGCCCAGCCCGACGGCATCCGCTTCGACCTGACCGACATCGACGCTGGCGTGCGCGAGATCATCAGCGAGCTGGGTATCCCGGTACGCGATGTGGTCAACAAGATCGGCCTGGACCTTTACGCCGATGTGACCAAGCTGAGCCCGGTGCTGACTGGGCGCTACCGCGCCAGCTGGAACCTGAACGAGAACACGCCGGACCTGGGGCCGGCCAGCGCCTTCAGCAAGCAGCCCCCGCAGGGCACCTCGCTGAACGCCCCCAGCCTGACACCGGCCGACAGCCTCTACCCGGTGTTGTACCTGACCAACGGCCTTCCTTACGCGGTGCGCATTGAGGAGGGCTGGAGCCACACCAAGGCGCCCCAGGGCGTGCTGAAGGTGGCCTTGGCCGGAGCCGATCTGCTGTGACATACCAAGCAGAGCTCGCGGCGATCGAACAGCGGTTCCTGAACAACTACACGGGAACCCCGGTCGCCATGGACGAGAGTGGCCCGGTGATAGACCCCGCGACCCGCAACATTGTCGATCAACCCGACAACGCGGCGTGGGTACGATTACTTGTGCGCGGTGCGCGAGAGGACCAGGCAAGCCTCGGTGGGGCGGCCACAACCCAGTTCCGCAATTTGGGCGTGATTACGATGCAGATCTTCACGCCGACGCGGGACGGCCACGCTGCAGGGAGAACGATCGCCGACCAGGTGGGCGCGATCTTTCGCCAACAGCAATTCAGTGGCATCACCTGCAGAGCCGCCAGCGTCGTCGAGGTCGGCAAGATCGACGGCGGCTGGAACCTGACCAACGTGGACGTCGCGTTCTACCGCGACGCGTACCTGTAACGGAGGACATCCCTCATGAGTGACAGCAGTAGAGTACAACTTGCATACGCCAGCGAAGTGAGCTGGGGCGTGATCCCGGCGGTCGCCTTCGGTGAGATCCGCACCACCGGCGAAGGCCTGAACTTCAACATCGCCAACATCGTCAGCAACGAGATCCGCAGCGATCGCCAGATCACCGATCTGGTCCAGGTCGACGCTGACGCCACCGGCCCGATCAACGCCGAGCTCAGCTACGGCACCTACGACGACTGGCTCGAGGGCGCGCTGTTCTCAAGCGGCTGGGCCACGGTCGGCTCGACCACCGGCACCAACATCGATGCGGCAGCCGCCGACAACTCGTTCAACCAGGCCGCCGGCGATTGGTCCAGCACCTACGCCGCCGGCCAGTGGATCCGCGTGGTCGGCTTCACCGAGGCGGCCAACAACGGCTTCTTCCGCGTGGTCAGCGTCACGGCCACCAAGCTGGTGGTCAGCGGCGGCACCCTGGTTCTGGAAGCGGCCGGCGACAGCGTGACCATCGACAACGACGGCTACATCGTCAACGGCACCACCGAGTCGAGCTTCACCATCGAGAAGTTCTTCAGCGACAAGACCCAGTACCACACCTTCGCCGGGTGCATCGTCAACGAGGCGACGCTGAACCTGGAGGTCGGCGAGATCCTGACCGCCAGCTTCGACTTCCTCGGCAAGGACATGGTGCGCGACACGGCCACCGCCGGCACCGGCGCCTACACGGCGGCGACCACGACCGACGTAATGAACGCCGTGGGCAACGTCGCCAGTGTGCGCGAGAACGGCACGGAGATCGCCGCACCGGTGTTCATCCGCAGCCTGAGCGTGACCATCAACAACAACCTGCGGGGCATCAAGGCGATCGCCAACCTGGGCAACGTCGACGTCGGTGCCGGGCGCGGGCTCATCACCGGAACGCTTCAAGTGTATTTTGAGAACGGTGCCTTCGTAGACACCTACCTCAACGGCACCGAGACCTCGATCGACTTCAGGGTGGCGGACGCCGCGGGCAACACGTACATCGTGACGCTGCCGCGGATCAAGTTCATCAGCCAGGAGATCGTCGCCGGCGCCATCGACCAGGACGTCGTGATCGACATGGAGTTCCAAGCTATCCGGGATCAAACGGATACCTGGACACTGCAGATCGACCGCTTCGCCGCGTAAGCAACCACGAGGAAAAAGCCACCATGGAACTACTGGACTACTACACCGACGGCCCCAAATCGACAGACGGGGTTTGGATTGACCAGGGCGACGGCGGGCGATTGCGCATCGCTCGCATGGACAATCCCAACTACAAAAAGCATGTGCAGCAAGCGCGCACCAAGCTGAAGCTGCGACGCGGGGCCATGTCGGACGAGGAGACCAAGGAGGTTCTGAAGGACGCGGTCGCTCACACCATCCTGCTGGACTGGGAAGGGGTGACGATCGACGGCGAGACGGTGCCCTACCGGCCCGACTACGCCTTAAAAGTGTTTGATGCGCTGCCGAGCTTTTTGGACATGGTCGTCAACCTGGCCTACACCGAGGACTACTTCCGCGAGGAGGAGATATCGGGCGTCGTGGAGGACCTGCGCCCTTTATCGAATGGGTCGTCGAATGGGGCGATCAAGCAGGCTGGCTCCAAGAAGTAGCCCAGGAGCAGGGCTATCAACCGAAGGCCCTGCGTGATCGGCCCAAGGTCGAGGACCCATCCCTCCAGGATCTCATCAGCGCGTACTGGGCCCTATCGAGCTCGCGGCAAATTGGCCAAGGCTCGTGGGGCGGGATCATGCTGGTGGAGATCCGCAACTACCTGGCACTCTACCCGCAGGACGACCCGCATCGATTCGTCGAGATCATGCAACGTCTCGACACGGTTTATTTAAACGCGGTCGCGGCCCGAGAGAAGCGCAAGGCTAAGGAGCGGAAATGACAGACAGAGTCATCGGTGTAAGGATCGACGGCACCCAGGCCAAGCGCGGGGCCGTCCAGGTCCGGCGGGCCCTGCGCTCGATCCGCGACGAGGGTCAAAAGACGACCAGTCGGCTGCGCGGTCTTGGCCGGGCGCTGTTCAACTTGAAAACCGCCTTCGCCGCGCTGAGCCTCGGCGTGGTCAGCGCCTCGCTGATCAAGACCGCCACCAACCTGACCCGCGTCGAACGCGGCCTGAAGCTCGCCACCGGCAGTGCCAAGGGGGCGGCGGCGGCGATGGAGTTCATCGGCCGCAATGTCGATCGCCTGGGCCTGAACCTGCAAGCGGCCGAGGACGGCTTCGTCGGCCTGGCCGCCGCGGCCCGCGGCACCGCCCTGGAGGGCCGGCAGACCCGCGAGATTTTCCTCGGCGTCTCCGAGGCCGCCGCGGCGATGGGCCTGAGCGCCGAGCAGACCCAAGGCGCCTTCACCGCCATCGAGCAGATCATCTCCAAGGGCAAGGTCAGCGCCGAGGAGCTGCGCGGGCAGCTGGGCGAACGCCTGCCCGGCGCCTTCCAGGTCGCCGCCCGTGCGGCCGGTGTGACCACCGAGGAGCTCGACAAGCTGCTCAGCCAGGGCAAGCTGCTCGCCGAGGACTTCCTCCCGCTGCTGGCCCGCCAGCTGCGTGACGAGTTCGGGGGTGCAGCCGAGGAGGCCGCCGACAGCGTACAAGGTGCGCTCAACGGCTTCGGCACCGCCGTCGAACGCCTCAAGCGACAGCTGGCCACCAGCGGCGCCCTGGATCCGATCATCGCGGGCATCCGGGCGATCACCGAGCTGCTCGAGGACCCCGCCTTCCTGACCGGCGCGACCAAGGCGGCCGCCGGCCTGGGCAACGCCATGCGCTTCCTGGCCGAGAACATCGACCTGGTGGCCATCGCGCTGAAATCGCTCGCCTTTGGCATCGTCACCAGCGCCGCGGTCAAGGCCACCGCCGCGATTTTCGCCTTCGTCCGTTCGATGGGCGGCATTGCCACGGCCGCCGCGGCCGCCGGTGCCGGCCTGTCCGGTTTTGCCCGGGCCTCGGCCACGGCCACCGCCGCGATGGCCGGTCTGCGCACCGTGGGCCTGGCGCTGGGCGGCCCGGTCGGCATCATCGCCGGCATCGGTGCGGCCCTGGTGCTGTTGATCAGCCGCATGCGTGGCGCCAAGCGCGAGACCGAGGAGTTCCGCGATCGCCTGCAAGACCTGGGCAAGACCGGCATCGAGCTGCAGAGCGACCAGCTCAAGCAGGACATCCAAGCCACCCAGGACTTCCTGGACGATGCCCGAGCGCGTCTCGAGGCCGCCGAAGCCCGGCGCGATGCCCTCGAGCAACGGCGCACGCGACAGCGCGGTCGCAACCGGGCCGCTACCGGCTTCAGCATCGAAGCCAACACCGACGAGATCCGGCAAGCCACCGCCGACATCCAGGCCGCCGAGGCCGCCCTGGCTCGCCTCGAGCGCCAGACCCGCGCCACCGGCAGTGCCGCCGGCGAGGCCGATCCCTACCTCGACGCCCTGCGCGCCAAGATCCAAGGCCTGTCGACCAGCGGCGGTGGTCAGGATGCGGCCGACACGCTCAAGGAGGCCGAGGAGGCCCTCGACGGTCTGCGCCTGGGCCTGGAGGAGAGCATCGGCACCTTCGGCAAGAGCGAGACCGCCGCCCTGGAGTGGCGCCTGGCCAACGGCGACCTGGCCGCCAGCATCAAGGCCCTGGGCGATCGCGGACCTGCGACGGCCGCCAAGCTGGTACAGCTCTCGCGCTCGTTTGAGGAGCTCAAGACCGGCGCCGACCAGGCCGAGGAAAACATCGCCACCCTGGGTCGGCTGTTTGATCAGACCCGCACGCCGGCCGAACGCTACGCGATCACCATGGCGCAGCTCGACGAGCTGTACATCAACCTGCAGCGCAGCGCCAAGGACTTCGGCATCACCCAGGCCGAGTACGACGAGATGTTCGAGCGCCTGCGCACCCAGGCCGAGGAGACCCGCGACGCCTCCGAGCGCACCTTCGACGCCATGACCGAGTTCGCCACCGCGGCGGCCCGGGCGATGCAGAGCGCGATGAGCGATTTCTTCTTCAGCGTGATGCAGGGCGAGTTCGACGACCTCGAGGACAACTTCAAGCGCACCATCGACCGCATGGTCGCGAACTTCCTGTCCAGCCAGCTGCTGAACCTGTTCGCCGCCCAGGCCGGCACCGGTGGCTTCATCGGCGCGCTGGGCACAGCGGTGGCCGGTGGCCGCGCCCAGGGCGGTGTGGTCCAGCAAGGTCGCAGCTTCCTGGTCGGCGAGGACGGCCCGGAGATTTTCACCGCACCCGAGAACGGGCGCATCATCCCGCACCGCACGGTCCAGCGCCTGGGCAGCGATCCCCGCCAGGGGCGCCGATCGGTCGAGCAGAGCGGCGAGGTCTATCGCGGCATCGCCAGCAACATGGTCGACGCCATCGCCCGAGACAACCGCCTGAGACCCGGCCAGAGCCGCTATCCCGGGCGCGCCCAGGGCGGGCCAGTGATGCGCGGCCAGCCGGTGATCGCCGGCGAGGTAGGCTTTGAGAGCTTCCAGAGCCGCGGTGGCACCCGGGAGCCGGCCAACATCAACGTGAACATGACCGTCAACGCAGCGGACGCCGACTCATTCCGCCAGAGCCAGGGGCAGATCCTGAGCGACATGAGCCGCCTTTTGCAATCTGCCCGAGTGAGGAACGGCTGATGGCTTTCATCGAGACCCCGCGCTTCCCCGACAACCTGAGCTACGGCAGCCAGGGCGGCCCCGGTTTTCAGACCGGCATCGCCGTGCTGCAGAGCGGCCACGAGCAGCGCCGCGGTGTGTGGGCCACGCCCCGGCATCAGTACAACGCCAGCTTCGCGGTCAAGACCACCGCCGACGTCGAGGCGGTGCGCGATTTCTTCCAGGCCATGCGC